GCTCTATCTCGGTTTATGGGGTTGTGTTTACATCCTCCACTGTTTCAACTGTCGACCTAGTCCAGGTGTGGAGGAATACAATCCTTTCGACTTGTCTGATGAGAAAATCCGACAAGCTATTGCAAGTTATCCGCAACTCCAGTCGTCATCGTTGTCGCTTAAGCATATCAAGCATTTCTTGAACTTTGTGACTATGATGCACATAGCGCTGAAGTACACCCAGTCCAAACTGGACCGGGTTACCTGTTTACAGTTCTGCCAGATGTATGTACAAACCCTCCCTCTTCCTACTAGGGTCACGTCTGAGGGCATACAAGTGGTTTTGGAGCTGTTGTCTGGTAGATGGGCGAGGAGATTTGGCTACTACGAGCCGACCATGGTGGAACGAATGTTCACGTGGTTCGGTTTTCGGTTTGCAGGGGCACCGGAATTCGGTGGCTTCAGTGCTTTCTCGCCAAGTGATCTACCTGAGCATCAAAGTGTTCAGAGTGCTAAGGAACGCATAGGTGATTTCCGAGATGCATGGAAGGAGGTTCACTCAAGTGACATGATACAAAAGATACGCCAGGTTGTTGGTTATGTCGTTGGTTTCGTGTACACTTGGTGTAACCCTTCCGGCAGCAAATACACACCTGAGTTCTTTGTTAAACTTGGTGTGGACTGCTCCCCATGTTCTCCGATGACACTTTTCGATTGCATTTTGTCTACAACGGAACTTCTTTTGGAAAAGATTAAGGTCTTCTCCGAAAGTGGTGACGTTCGCGATTTGTATCGCCGTAATGATGTGCTGCGTTCCCTTGAAACGGTCATAGCTGACGTTGATGGTAATTTGGCTGCGTTGGAATTGGGCAACTACGACATGACACCTTTTAAGGATAGTCATGAAGTATTGTTTAAGATTGATGAAGCCATAGGGACCTTGAGGACGTTGCACTCTGGAGAGCGGAATAAAGTTCAGCGTCTCTGGCTTGCGTCAAAGTTGGCAAAAGTTCAGGAGATGCGTATTCGGCTCTTGAAGAGTGTTGCGGCAGATCGATTGCGCATTGAACCCTTTGGCGTGTTGGTTTATGGGTTGTCGAGCATTGGCAAGAGCACGTTGTCCAATCAGCTTATGAAACTTCTCCTTGAGTGCAATGGCTTTTCGGCACAAAGTCACAATGTTACTGTCCTGAATTTGAATGATAAGTATCAATCCGATTACAGGCCGCAGCATGCTGGAATTGTTCTTGATGATATTGCTAATACAAAAGCAAATAAGGCTGAGGTTAATCATGCCCAGCTGATTATCGACATTATCAACAACACGCCCAAGGCTGCCCTTCAAGCTGAAGCAGAGAAGAAAGGTCTGGTGATGTTTAGACCATCTGTAGTCATTGGCACTACTAATGTTCAGCACCTCCAGGCTGGTTCGTGGTCGAATGAACCCTTTTCTGTGGTTCGACGTTTTCCTTATTGTCTCACCGTATCTGTGCGCCCGGAGCATAGGAAAGCGACCGGCCATCAGCTGGACCCCTCCACGGTTCCCCCTGGAGTAGCAGATGTGTGGGACATCAAAGTCCAGACACCCGTGCCTCATAGAGGTGGTTTCCATTATAGGTTGGAGATGGAGGGCACTTTCGCTGAGGTTGCACCTTTCTTAGTGGCAAAGAGCCGGGAACACTTCGAGCACCAAAAGCGCGTTGTTGAAACTGCTCACGATGTCTATGATAGGAAAGTGTGTAGGCACGATAGCTATGAGGCGATCTGTCCCGCGTGTGCGCATGATTTCCAATCTCTATCTTATGTGGAGAATGCTTTCCTTATTCGGCTGTACCTTGCCCTCCTTTCTATTGAGCCATGCAACTCTTTGGTGGCGTGGCTCTATGTCAGAGGGGCGAGTGGTGGTTATTTCACCACTTCGGTTTTTCCATTCATCGCGTTGGCTCTTTATGGGCTTATCTGGTACTTGTTTGGCCCGCTGGGTTTTCTCTTTGGCACTATAATGCTTGCTCAGAGTATGTTCTACTACAACGTTGATTGTGCTGCTAGGCGGACGAGGTCATGGCTCTCAGATGAGATCGTGGCCTCTATGGGATGGGCTCATTGGTGGCGGAGAAACCGCAGGAGGGTTCAATTCTTTGGAGCGAGTATAGTGTGGTGTCTCACATTAATATCTGTGATAAGAGGCTACAAAGCTACGTTCCAATCGGTTTCTAGTGGCCAAGCGCCCAGTCCAGACGCTAACCCTCGAGAGAATGTGTGGGCAAAGGTGCGGCGTGTGCCAATTCCGTGTTCACCCAAGAGCAGAACGACGGTTTTCCAGGATCTGTTTGCTCTAGCGCGGCGTGATGTGCGTGTGGCTGAGCTGGATACGGGTGAACAGACACATTTGTTTCCTATCAAAGGGGACATGTGGGTCATGAATGCACATGTTTGGAATAATCGTGATCACCTTTCGGTGCGTCTTGTGCGTGGTAGTGTGGATCACAATGCCAACGTGTGGGAACATACCATCACGTCTGATAGGGTGTATCTCCAACCTAAGTCTGATCTTGCTTTTGTTCGATTGCCTGGTGCAGGTTCCGTGAAGAATTATTCGCACTATTTTCCAACCTGCTACCAGAAAGAAGCATTTGCTCGTCTGAATGGGAGGGTTGCCTATCGTCAGATAGATGGGACGCCACAGACCATGGATTTTCATGGTGCCACGCCGAATACGTCATACGTGGTGGGTTCAAGTGTGTTTTCGCGATCTGTTGTCGCGCCCTTGAATAGTGCCACGTTTAATGGCTTATGCGGAGCACCATGGGTTGTAGATGCGAGTACCCCAGTGATTCTCGGTATTCACTTTGCTGGCCACGCTGGGCGCCCAGTGGGCGCATGCCATGTGATCACGCAGGAGGATATTGACGCTGCACATTCCGCACTTGACGATAAGAGCTTGAGTATGTCCCTCCTTTCGTCAGGAGAGTTCAACAGCAGGTCGTGCGGTGTGGAGTATGGACCCATGAAAGATAATCACTTCAAGAGTCCTATGAATTTCCTTTCTGATGGAGCGCGTATTGAGAACTATGGAGCTCACAGTCTTCCGAGGCGAACGTTTCATTCGGCGGTTAAACCTAGCCTCATAACGGATGGAGTGGTGGAGATGTTTGGAAGCCCACCCACGCACGGTCCACCTCAGCAGATGAATCATTGGAGGCATATGCAGAGACACGCGGAGGCCATCTCACATACGTGTGATGAGATCAATCCCATTTTTCTGCGTATGGCAAAGGAGGATTTGTCAGCTAAGGTTAGTTCCATCTGTGAGAGAGAAAAGGAGCAGCTAGCCCGAGTGGCACCTTTGGATGAGAGCACAACGCTTTCTGGAAGCCTCGGAGTGTGGGGTGTGGACCGGCTGAACCAGTCCACATCAGCGGGTTGGCCTCTCAATGAGCCTAAGGTTCATTGGATTCAGTCGGTTGCTCCAGCCACGAATGATCGAAATGAGGTACTTAAGCTTCATCCTGTTGTCAAGGCGGAGGTAACTCGTATTGAGGAGAGTGCTCTGAGAGGGGAAAGGTCGTACATGGTGTTCCGAGCGAATATCAAGGACGAACCCACTAAGCTGGGAAAAGACAAGTTGCGAGTTTTTGCGGGAGCCCCACTTGCCCATTCTTTCCTTATTAGGAAGTACTTTCTCATGGCTGTTGTTTTTATTCAGAGTTTTCCCATTGCGTTCGAGTGCGCTGTCGGAGTTGACGCCCATGGTCCCGATTGGACTAAACTTATGCGTTATGTTAGGTCCAAGGGAGTGTCACGTGGTGTGGCTGGGGATTACAGTTCATACGACACGCGCATATGTGTCAC